CAGTTGAATTACTATTAGCTCCAATGGTTATAGAGTTGGCACCTGAGCACTCTGCTAGATAACCAATACTTATTGTTTCTGTTCCAGACGCTTCCGAATTTCCACCTAATGAAATTGAACCTGTACCTGTACACGTAGCGGCATAACCTACCCCAACACCATACAGCTTAGAACCTGCACCTGACCCACCTGTAGCAGTATATCCTATAGCTACACCGTTAGATGGACCTACGGCACCATAGCCGAATGCTATACCACCTGTTCTAGCAGATGTGGCATGACCTACGCACATAGCAGATGAAAAATTAGCAGAAGCGTTATATCCTATGGCAAAAGAGTAAGTGCTAGTAGCTGTAGAATCCCCTATACAAATACTATAGTTACCAGTAGCCGATGAACTATAGCCAAGTGCTATCGAGTTTACTTTTGTAGCCGTTGCACTAGCACCGTAAGACGTTGCTCCTATAGCGGTAGCTGTTGCACTCGCTCCGAATATTTCAGTACTCGCAAAACTTGGATTAGGATTAGAATATACCGTAGCCCCTCCAACTGCTATTAAATCAATAGTATCAGTAGTAGAATTGCCTGTAACTGTTATAGAAGCATCTGAAGATGTAAATGTTAATGTATCTGTTGCAGAATCAGCCGTTGGACTTGTACCTGCATCTGTTTGCATGATTGTAAATGAATTAGCGGCTCCGCCACCTGCACTAGCAGAGGAACCTTTAAAAAAACCCGAAGCTGCAATCTCCCCAGTACTACCTGCTGCGACTGTGAAGTTGAATCTAACAAAGTCGTATGACCCAATATCAAATTCATCTGTATCTCCGGCTGCAGCTAAGGTACCTAAATTATCCCATGTTGCAGAGTTCTCTATCCTACCTTGAATGGTTAACGTGCCAGATGTTGTAAAGGTACATACTACTCTAAGAGCGTTCTCCCCATGAACTTGATACTCAGCATCCCCAACTACTCCAGAAGTAGCTGTGTGGGATATTTTATTAAAAAACTTATCCTTACCGTATTTTCTTCTATTACCTGCCATTATTTAATTACCTTTTGCGTAAGCTCATTTATAATACTCTGTATAGAGTCTACCTTTATATTATAATGATGTGTTGATGCCGCTAGAATTAGGACTAATGTGACAAATATAACCACAAGTAACTTAACCCTGCTCTTTTTATGTTTAGGTTTCTTCTTCTTATTTTCAAAGGTATCTAGTCTTCTATCTAATCCTTTAGCTGTTTCCTTTACTCTAATTAATATAACATAAGGAATAGCTAATAGCAGTATAAGTAGATATAGAGGAGATAGTAATAATTTTCTCATTATAAGTCCTCCTTCCATACTAGAGAGGCTGTTACGTTAGATGCCGCTCCTGATACAACCTTAGCATATATTGTTATAGTCTCATTAGCGTAAAAATCTATCTTTAAGTCCTTTAAATTAACCTCTGTCGCACCTGTAGCACCTATTTGAGTCTCGTATAGCGCATGAGCATTACCAGAATCCGCATGATCTACTACGTCATATATCACTACAGAATCCCCTTCATCATGGTACGTGTAGTTTGTCTCTCCCAAGGTCGCGTTTTTAGACATCTTTATTACAACCTCCTTAGATGAGTCCGTAGAAAGTATTAGTCTCTGTAAAACAACTCTACCTAACATGGCTTTACCACCAAAAGATTCTAGTGCTTTTAAAGTTAATATTGCTTCAAAGGTCGTACTTACAGAAGTATTCTCATTAGACTGTGCGTGAGACTCCGATTCAATACTAGATACACCTTCTATAAATGTACCTGCACTTCCACCTTGAACAGTTATATCAGTAGTACTTCCTAGAGAGGCTGCTGTCCATCCAACCTTTAATGCTCTGTTAGATATAGATGGTTTAATATTATTATTTTGATATTGTATGGTATGTACTCTTTTAAATAACCCACTTCCAGAGTCCATAACAAAAAAACTTATTGGACCGAATCCTAAGTAAGATACTTTAATCATGTATACATTACCCTTAGATGGATCAAATGTTACACTCTCCCCATTCCAATCCTCTTGATTTATAGTAGATTCTGTCTTTGCTACTCCGGCTGCTTCTTGAGCTAGAGTACCAGTTACACCAGCACCTGAAAAAGAGTATGTCCCTGACTTTACAGCCGCAGAGTTATTTCTAAATATGACTATATCATCCACTTGTTCTGCTTGCCACGCTGACTGATTAGCGTTCATCCATGCTTCAATCTCATAAGCATTATGGGCATTGGTTCCAGTTGTTAGAGTTATATTGTAAGCAACACTATTAAGCGTGAGAGTTAGTGTCCCACTAGTAGCCGCTGTAATTGTTAATTTCTGTATTTCCTGCGCACCATAATTATCGAAAAGAATACCAAACTGAGTACCTCTATATCCAAATGCTATGGTATCCTGTACGTTAAATAATCCTGCGAATTGTAGACTATTAGCTACAGCATTATCTGAATCAAATAAGGCTGTGAATCTAGCCATTAGACCTTGACCTTCCCTATAAATGGTAGGCTTCTTAGTTCTAATAACACCGTAACCACCTACACTAGTACCTGTAGTACACGTAAACATATTGTCAGATGTGGTTGCAGCTCCACCAGTGGCACTAAAAGTCTCTATGGTTGAGAGAAGTCCATACTGGGCTGATATTTGACTAATAGGTTCCATACCTACAGTAATATTATCTCCGAAGGATGACCTATTTGCAGGTGTACCTCTGTTAGATACATGTAAACTATTAGAACCATCAAGTTCCCTTGAACCTGTTACGTTCTTACAATTATTATGTGTATATAAATTACTAGCCATATTTTCCTAAAAGGAGCAGTTTATGGACTTACTCAGGTCGGAGGAAGGAGGCGTTCCCCCTATCCGTAAATAATATAAACGCTTTGTGTCGCTACTGGTGTAGAAGCTCCAGTAAGAACTACCCTTAATAGAGGTAGAGCTGAAGCAGAAGCGAAGCCAGTCTTTAAACCAACAGCTCCAATTGCACCTGTAGTGGCACCTGCTAAATCTTCCCACTGGTCTCCTGAGAGAGAGTGTTGGAGCTTAGCTGTAAAAGTACCTGATGTAAACGCAGAAGTTTCCATGGCTATACCGATACTTGTAGCATCACCCGGAATAGAAACCTGATTACTAGTAGCTGTGGCTGTTCTAGCCGCACTAGCAAAAGACTCTATACGTTTTTCTGATACATCACTCATTTATTACTTCCTAGTAACGGTCAGATACATCTGATCCTGTAATTGTTACGTGACAAATTGCATCTTTAGCCGTAGTACCATCAGTACTATCAAATGTATTGATAACAACAACACTTGAACTAGTGATAGCTACTTGAGCACAAGTATCAGCAGTAGCTGTTGTAACCTGAACTACTTGGTCTGCTGAAGCAAAAGCCTCATTTAGAGTAATAGTCTTTACACCTGTTCCAGTATCAGCCATAGAAACTTGAAGTGAATCAAGTCCAGATAGAGCTGTACCAGCAGCGTTACAGATGAAGTTTAATTGTCTTACTTTTCTTTGTTTAACTTTTAGTGATCTTTCCATGTGAATCCCTTGTTACCCTATGGAGGGTAGAAAGAGTGGGCTTTTACACCCACTCATTAAATTATACTTGTAATCCGTATAAGTAACCTTGAAAATGTGGGTTAATGAAACTCTGTCCATATCCACCGTAACGTGCTTCGTAAGAATCACTTGCTTCTCTTAAGAATACAGTTCCATCTTCATCAAACCACTCGAATCCACCCGGTCTAAGGTGTAGCTCTAAGTGATCGTCATTTAGAAAGTACATCTTGTCAGAGTCAATGAAACGTGAAGTTAGTACAGGAATCTCACCATCAGCACTCATGAAAGAAAGAGCTGAGAAAGAGAACTCACCTTTACGTGAAGGTACATTATATCTCTTATGATCTTCAAGAAGATTAAGAAGTTTAATATACTGGTGGTGATGACAAAGAATCAATTTAGGAGAAGCTCCTGATTGACGCTTAACATTTACCACAACATCATTCATAAGATCAGTACTTAGAGCAGCACTTGAGGCATCTTTCTGGTATGCTTTCCATCTACGACCAACAGTAACTCCGTAAAGAGAACCAGTAGTTGCAGAGATAGCACCTTGAACACCGATTAACTCGTTGTCCTTAGAACCTTGCATGTAAATCTTATCAGAAGCACCAAAAGGAGCTGGAGTACCTGTATCACCAATAACATCCAAACGAGCTGAAGTACCAGTAAGACCGATAGTAGAAGTAGCATATCCATTAGCAACAGATTCAGTAATAGATACAACTTCTAGAGCTGCTGTTACTTCACTGTTAATTTGAACAAGATCACCTTCTTCTAGACAAGCGATTTCTGCTGGAAAATAAGTTGAAGCATTATCAAGTTCGATTAGGTAAGGATCACCTGCTGAACCAACACCTGAACAGTTAGAGTTAGAGGCATTACCTGTAACTAAAGCACCGTTACCATCAGCAGCACCACGGGTCATTTGTCTTTCTACGTTTCGGTTAAAAGACTCAGTAGCAATCTTAACTGGGAAAGCTGTCATTCTTACGAAAGAACCTTCATCAGATTTAGCAGCTTTCATTGTCTCACGATCAATAGAAACTACAGCGTAGTTTTTCTTAGTTGTGATAGTCGCTTTACCAATCTTTGACTCAGAAGCAGTTGGAAGTGAACCAGCACCAACACCACCACCGATTGATTGAACAATAGCGATTTCTTTTTGAGAACCAACAAAGTCAGTTTTCTTTTTGAGTCTTCCGAATAGTGGGTTAGACTTATTAAATTGTTTTTCGATCAATTTTTCGTACTTAACTTTCATTAGGTTCGATTCTGTTGACGAATCATATGTCCATGACATAAATTAACTCCTTAAGTTATCTATCCCCAGATGTCTTCTAATATAGCATCTTCTTGTGGGGATAATTCTGTTTGTGTTTGTTGTTGTTTAGGTTTAGATTGAGAAGAATCACTCTTCTTAATTCTATTCCCAAGGTCTTTGCTAACTTTTGATTCTATAGCAGATTTCTCAGCACTCTTAACTAATTCAACTAAATCATTTTGGTCAAAGTCAGGATTACGGTATGCAACATCATGTAGATAGTCCATAACATTTCCAGCTTGTTCCTCAGAAAGGTTTACATCCGAAGCATTAAAGGCATTATCCGCTCGTGTATAGGCTCTGGCATCCATGACAGTTTCCGCTACATAATTAGCATCCATAACGAGGTTAGGATTATCTGCTCTTAATGATTGTTCATGCTCTGTTAAAAAGCTTAGTGCTTGATTCCACTCAGAATCGTCAATACCATGAGTTTCCCTTACGGAGTTAACTTCAGCGTCCAGTTCCTGTTTGGCTTGCTGAGCTTGAAATTGCTCTCGTTCGGACTCAATTGATTGTTTTAAATATTGGTTTTCTTCTTGTGCGTACTCAGCATTTAATTCCGTAGCACTCATATTGTACATACGTTCAATCTCAGGCTGTAACGCTTCTACTAGTTGACGCTTAATTTGATAAGGAGCCAATCCAGAGAACTCACCTAAGTAGTTCATTCCAGCTAAGGCACCCTCTTCTCTCATTTTTGACGCGAATGTATTAACATAATTATTAACCTCTTCTACTTCAGCTTGATATCCTCTTTTCTCATTAGCTAATTCATTAAATCTTTGTTGAATAGCTTTTTGACCAGAATAATCATTACCTAGTTCCTCAAGAGATACAAATTGCTCCTCACCATCAATCTTAATCATCTTACCAAATTCACCATCTTCTGATGCTACTAGTCCTTTTTCTTGGAGTTGCTCAGGGATGTCAAAATCACTGCTCTCTGTCTCTTCAGCTTCAGTTTCTTTATCTTCAGATTCTCCCACTTCTTCTTCAGAGCTTTCTGTCTCTGGATTATCAGCTTTATCCTCAGCTTCAAGATCAGGCTCTCCGCTCTCAGGGTTAAGGGCTTCATTGCTTCCGCTATCGCTAAGGCTATTATCTTTAGACTCTTCACTACTTGCTTCATTATTACTTTCCTCTACGTATGATTCTGCATCATCCCATGAATCTAAACTTCCTTCTGATGATACCTCAATACCACCTACCTCACTATCAAATACTTGTTCTGCGAAATTATCACCTGTGTTTTCACTCATTATTCCTGCTCCTCCGAACCAAATTCAGTTCCGGGAATCATACCCGTTACTGCACCTTCTTTATTTGCTTGTCCTTGTACTAATGCTTGTTGATGCTCTGCTGAAGCTGGTACCATAGAATCCCCATGATAGTAAATAGGGAATAATGCTAAAGTTGCTAATTTAGATTGAAATAGCGGATTTCTAGCTGCCTTATCTAACATGATTTTCTCATGGATTCTAACGTGATCTTCCAATTGCTTACGTAGTTGTGGATCAGCATCTTCTTTAATTGATCTTGATTGTAACTTTCTAACGTGACTATCCCAGTGTTGAATATGGTCTTCAAATCGCTCTGGTGGAGCAACAGGTCTACCTGCTAAGATGTCCTCATTTTCTGAGTCTGCTGCTTGAACAGCTTGAGTAGCTAAAGTAGCCATTTTCTCTGTATTACCTAATTCTAATAATTCCTCCCAACGCTCTGGTTGAAAGAGGTTAGGATTTCTTTGCATGGCTTCTAGAACTCTCTGCATACGTGCTGATTTCTGCTCTGGTAGTCCACTAGATAAATCAAAGCGAATATCATAGTCTTTATTCAAATTAGCTGAATCAAATGCTCTAATGGAGAACTTATTATTCTCTCCAACAATTCTAACTAGTCTACCGTCTTCTGGGTCATACTTATCACCAGTAATAGCAATAGTCATTTTAGCTAAATCCTTAACTAGGAATGTATGCTTACTAATATCAGTAGTAGCTCTCTCTGATTCTAATTCATTTAAAAACTGGAGTGCTGATGCAGCGGTAATGCCTTTCGGGATTTCGCCTCTGCTAATCCCATGAGAACCATATATAGTTTGCATCTCTTGTTTAATCTGCTCTCTAAAGTTATAAGCTTCAGGGGGATTGGGCTGCACTTGCGCCATTTGAGGGGGGATGGGACCCTGATATTGTACAACAGTATTGTCGTTTCCGAGTTGTTCAATTCTACAAGCTCCTCTGGGCATCATCCATTTCGCATGAGCCATTAAGTAAATATTCTTCGCAATAAGAGATGATAGATTATTATGCATATTCTGTAATGGAATAACCATCTCATATTTTGATACACCATTTAATACATCAGGAACATCTAAATCAGTTAGCCTGATACATGGTAGTTTTCTATGTGTGAATTTATGATCTTTATCTTCTAGGATTACATCGTCTGTGAACTTAATGAATCTACCTTTTGGTAAATTTCCAGTCCCTTTATGCCAGAACTCAAATACAACAGTCTTATCCTCAATAAATCTATCTGCCATTTCATCAATTTCAAATATCTTTAGATTATCGTTCTGCTTTAGATTCTTAGCTTGCTCAGGATAGTCCTTCTTTAACTTAGCGGTATCCTCAATTCTAACGCGGAAAAGATACTCAGAGTCTTCATACTTATTAGCTCTCTGTAATAGTACTCTCCAAGGAACCTCAATATCGTAACAGATATCTCCAGTTTTAATCTCCTCTCCACCTTCAATATCTAATACCTCATTAGGTCCTAGTTGAACTTGAGATAATCCTGCATCTCTAGCCATAACGAAAGAGGGATGTAAATCACCCTTATCTTTATCCCAATCTACAAAGAGATAGGACTCTCCGAAGATTCTAGCGAAACGATGCATATTTTGAATAGCATAATCTACATTATTAATATACCATAAATGCTTAATAAGGAATCCAACTGCCTTAGCAGCACCTCTATCAGTCCATTCATCGTTAGTAGGTAATACTTCCACAGCAGGTTTAATACGAGTCATCTGAGATACTTTAGTCTCAGTTAGGTCAAATAGGTGATTAACTACAAACTTACGTACCTTGTTAAGTCTCTTCTCACCTTGACTTCTACCAGCTCGTCTGTCTAGTCTATCCTGTATACCTCTATAATAAAATAGGTTTTCTCTTTGTTGTTTTGTTCTTGGTTCAGATTGCTTGAAAAGGGAATCCTTAACAGTCTTTAACCATTTAAGTGTAACCTTTGGATCACCCTTTTCATTAACTTCATAAAAGGGTTTTTGCTTTTCATGTATGGAAACTGCGGCTTCGCCAAATGCTTCTTCAATACTCATAGATTATATCCTAGTAACTTATAATTTCCATATCTTCATCAGTAGACGCAAAAGAAGGCATCTTCTGTTCCATTTCTTCTTTATAAAGCTCGTCTTGCTTCTTTAAAGTATCTGGAGAAGTTGCCCATGATTCATCATTCTGTGATTTTAAAAACGCTTCATTCTCTTTGTCAATGGCATCATCTACAGGCATATATTGTATCGAATGTGTGGACCTCTGGATGCTCCTAACTTCAATGAAAGCTAATGTCCCAATTACAGCACCAATAGATGCAATAATCAAGCCACTAAGGGCTAATATAAGCGATAAATGGTTAATTGTCAAGTCCATAATGTTAATCCTTGTAAGTTATTGTTTTTATTATATTTTAGGTCCAATGTCCTGCGTCCAGTCGTCTGGATCATCAAATTTATCAAATTCCCTCGCTCTAAAGCGATTTCTATGAAAATCGTTCTCCTGCTTCTTTCTCTGTAGTATTTCTACCATATTGTAGTTTGAGGCACCTAACAGGTATCTAAAACAGTCAATTAAGTGGTCATTCTTCTTAGGTATATTACCCTTATCGTCCTTAGCGTAAAGCTCCATTTCCTTGAATAATTCCGCACATCTATCCGATATAGATACTAAATCATGTAATAGTATATCTTTAATTAATGATAAACCATGCTCTTTTTTATTCATATGTTTCTGAGTAGGCATGAAATATACACCATATTGATCCATTACCTCAGTAGAGAACCATGCGGCAGCCTCATCATGAGCCTTATACCAATCATCGTTAACGTCACTATTTGGATAGAACTCCATCATCTTAGAGTCCATTTGAGGATACATCTTTCTAGTTGAAGTACCTTCTTGATTAGTTTCATATAATTCATCAAGTATATATAGCTTTCTAGTATATGGGTGTATAGCACAGAATAGAGTAGCAAAGCATGTAGTAGAGCCGGGGTCAGCAATACAATACCAATCTAACTTCTTTATATCCTTCTTAATCTCTTCTAATACTTCTTTATGTGGTTTAACATGTCTCTCTTTAGTTAACATGGGAAATATAGCCCTCTTACCTCCGGGAACTACCTTAGAGTAATATTCTAGTTGAACTACATCTTCCTCACCACGCGCTCTAAGTTGAGCTATTTCTTCCGCGATTGCCGATTGGATATGAGGTAACTTATTAATAGGGTTATCAAAAGTTGTGCGCTCAGCCACATACCAATTATCACTGGACTTGGCATACTCGAGAATTTCGTTGTATTGCTCGATATTCTTGTTACCAGCTCTCGGCTTAGTCCCAATGAATACAAAAGGAGCATTACGGACCACACGATTTGGAGCAAATTCTTGATGCCACCTATAATTAAATCCTTTAAATTCGTCATATACAGCTATACTCGGGGTTAGTCCGTTAGCAATCATGTAGTTATCTGAGCCAACTACCTGAATGTAACTTCCATTCTTAAACTTAATTGTCATGTCTTGATTTCTAATAGATGCAATATACTTGTTTGAATCCTTACCAAGAAACTTCTGTAATCTCCCACCTTCCCATACAATCTTTCTACCACCAACAGCTTCCGGTGTAATGTAGAAACATTCTGAGTTCGGTTGCTCTAGAGCCTGTTTCCAGAGTACATACCCTGCTAGTTCAGTCTTACCGTACTTACGTCCACAAGCTAAGAAGATATTTCTTATAGAGCTATTATATAAGGGCTTTAGATCATCAATCTGAGAGGCATGTAATCTAGACTTTAGACCTACTTCCTCACCAATACCTCTAGCCTTATTTAGGTCATTTAGTATCTGGAGAGCGTATTGCTCCCCTGTACTAAGTATAATATCTTGTTCATTAATTGCCAAAGGTATGCCTCTCTATCTCAACCCACTTATTAGACAAGGTGTCGTATATATTATACATATGCTTTTTATATTCCTCTAATATTACGTAAGAGCCTTTGTGAATAAGTCTATACTTAGGTAAGGTACTGAGGTAGTACATAGCCTTCATTTTCTGTCTAGTTTCCAAAATAAGCCATAAGTTCGCTTTCTACGTATTCCAGCGGAACAACGCAATTAATATTTAAACTATTTAAACTCCTTCCAGCGAATAGAATACCTACAACATTACCGTATCTATTAACCACAGGGGAACCAGAGTTTCCCGTGTATGTAA